TTTTTGTCTGTCCCGAAGCTCTGGGAGCCGGTGTACTCTATACGCTCGACGATAGCCTTCAATACTCTATTTTTGTCTCGTGGCGTGGCGTCCGGGTCGCGTAGCGCAGCAATGGCATCCTGCAAGGCGACGATCTTCTCCTCGTAGTTGACAGATGACGGCATGCTGGACTTCGCTTCGTAAATCTCTTTTTGACACTTATCCATTTTTGCACGCAGGGCACCGTTCCGACGGTCGAAGAGCTCCTGGGTGTATTTTTTTCTCTCCAGAAGTTCGTACTGTGTATCTTCCTGATCACGGTATTCGGCCATCTGCGCCTCCAGCTTCGCCAGTTGGCGCTCCTGGATTTTTCTCGCGTTCCCGTCGCCGTTCTTCACCTTCATCTGCAGTGCCGGCAGTTCGGCTTCTTCCAACGCCGCGATGATCGCGTCGTACAGTTCGGAGTATTTCACCGATTTATAACACAGGGGACGCGTGCGACACTCGAACCGCTCCTCCGCGTTTTTGTACGGGTGGATATAAAGCGCCTTCCCGCACTTCGCGCAAAAGATCATAGAGCTGAACGGGTTCTTTAGCTCGTACTCATGCTTCACCCGTGGGTTGCGCGCCACGAGCTCCTGGGCGGCCTTCCACGTCTCCAGCGTAATGAGAGCCGGGTGCTTCCCCTCGGCGGTGATCACGACATCGTCCGGCTGGTGTAGCCGCTTAGTCACACGCTCTCCGTGTTCAATGACTGTCGTCTTTTGCACCTTGTTATAGTGGACTTTGCCAACGTAGTGGTCGTTCCGGATTATCGTCCGAATTGTGTCCTTTTTCCACTCCTGGCCACGAGGAGCTGGCACTTTCATCGAGTTCAAGCGCTGCGCGATCTGGAATGGCGTCATGCCTTCCTTCACATAAGAATCGAAAACCAGGCGAATGATGTCCGCGTTTTCGTTTGGCTCCAAAGTGCAGTCGTCGCCTATCTTTATTTTGTTATATCCATACGGGGCGCGCTGCCCAATAAAGCACCCGCGCTTAATCGCAGCGACACGACCGCGCAGCAGGATTTCCTTCGTATATTCCAGATAATCACGACCGCGCAGGAGCTCGTCCTGGAAAAATTTCCGCTCCATCTTACGATTCAGGTCGTAGGTCATCATCGGCGTGCAGACCTGCGTGTTCGTGAATTTTAGGACGTTGATCAGCCGACCACAGTCCTCCAGATCGCCACGGCTGAGACGCTGCGGCTCGATCACGATCACGCCCTTCACCGCCGGGTCCTCTATTCGCGCAAGCACCTTCTGGATCTCCACTCGGTCGTCTATGCTTTCGCCGGACACGACCTCGCGGTATATGCAGTCCTCCGGAATTTCATAACCGAGTTCCTGGCGGGCCCATTCCTGCAGCTGGGTCTCGTGCTTCGCCAGAACCTCCTCGACGGACTCGTCCGGATTATCCGCGCGACTTTTTCTTAAATATATTAAATAGATGTCAGCGTCTGCTGATTTGTATAGCATATTATTTCCCCCCATTAAAACCCATTTTTTTATTTGTCAAAAACTTGCCACAGTTTCCGCACTGTTTGTTCTATTTTGTGAAATATAATCATAGCGACCCACGAAGGAGTGAGCTGATGATTGCGACAAACGAAAATTTTCTAAAAAATCAAATTGCCGAAGCGCTGGACGACGTGAATGACGTCGAGCTCCTCGACTTCATATTAAAGTTACTTCTTCACGAGGCCAGTCAGCAATGTGCTGACAGCGCTGCGCTGATCGGCTGACAGTTTGGTCAGCTGGAGAACCATTTCAAATAGATCGGGATCAGCCCGAAGTTGAGCGACGACCTGCACAAGGGCGTCGTTTTTTCTTTGCTCCGGCGCTCGCTCTCTGGGAACGTCGTACCCAGCCAGCCACATCTCTGCTACATTCAGCGCCCGCGCCATTAACCCGAGGGGCTGCGGCTTCGGTTCATACCCGCCGGACAGGTAGCGGCTAATGACCGACTTGTCTATGCCAGTCGCACGAGCGAGATCTGTCTGTTTCATGTCCGCGTCGTGCATCGAATCACGAAGCCGATCGGACAGACAAGCCACTCTTTTCCATTCGTTCATTATATTTACACCTCCTTGCTACTGCGATAATATCATGCGGATTGCTCAAACGCAACAAAAATATAAAAAATTTTCGGTTAAATTGCTAAAAAGCAAAAAATTATATAAAAACCCGTTGACAGCCAAAATTATTTTAATATAATAATGCTCAAGAGTTGCGAAATAGCAACCAGCAAAAGGGAGGAAAAAAACGTGTTCAGCAAGAAAAAGGGCCTGGTCGTGACGTTCATGATTATGTCGCTGCTCCTGGCCGTGCTCATCACCATCGCCCGCCAGGTCCCCGGCAGTCTGACCATCATGTCCTACATTTTCGCGGTACTCGGAATCGTCTACTTCGCGGAAATGCTGTACCGCTGGCTCATGATCCGCTGAAAAACCTAGGAAAGGAGGTAAAAACCATGCCGAAAAACTACGCAAAGCTCCGCGGCCGGATCCGCGAGGTGTATGGCACGCAGGAGGCGTTCGCCGCGGTTGCGGGAATCAAGCCCGCCACGCTGACGCTCAAGCTGAACGGCCGCACCGACTGGAAGCTGGACGAGATCGCTCGCATCTGCCGGGTGCTGGATATCTCGCCCGCGGAGGTGCACCAGTATTTTTTTTGCAATGAAAGTTGCTAAATAGCAACAAAGGAGAGGACGCACATGGACCTCTGGAGGACTGACATCCTGCCGGGCTACCGCACCAAGGTGATTCAGCGCGGGTGCGCTACGATTTATGTCCACCGGCCGCTGCTGAGCGCAGACGACCAATCGAGACGAGAGCAGCACGCGACCGAGGCCCTGGCGGCCGGCATGAAAGACTTTATTAGAAGAAAGGACGATTGCAATGTCTAACACCATCACCATCACCATCGAGCTCTGCGCGGAAGATCGCGCCCGGCTCGACCACATCAACGTCAACCTGACCGAGCTGATCATGCGGGTCATGGGCAACCAGGCGCCCGACATGGCCGAGAAGCTGGCAGCGCAGCACCCGGTCGCGGATCCGTTCAAGGAGCTGCCGAAGGCCGAGCCGGTCCCGTTCGAGCAGGAGGCGCCGCAGTACAAGCTGGAGGACATCCAGCAGAAGGTCGTGGCGCTGTCCGCGAGCGGCAAGAAAGCCGAGGTCCGTGAGATCGTCAAGAGCTACGCCGAGAAGGTGAGCGCCATCCCGGCGGACAAGTTCGGCGAGGTCATGGCCAAGCTGATCGGACTGGAGGGCTGAACATGTCGAGCGCTATGAACCACAGAGCTCGGAGCCGTCGCTCCTACGCCAAACACCGCTCCGCCTGCAGCGGCCACGCCAGCCGGACGATCTACCAGCAGGCGTTCAAGAAGCAGGCGTCCAAGAAGCAGCCGGGGCTGCTGGAGTTGCTGCGCGGGGCTATCAAGCCCAGAGGCAGAGAGGCAAAGGCGGACGCCGAATGAAGAAGGTGATTTACATCGCGGGGCCGATCACCGGCGTGCCGCGCTACTGGGAGGCCTTCGAGGCCGCCGAGGACGAGCTGATCGCCCTGGACTACATCCCGCTCAGCCCAGCGCATATGCCAAGCGGACTGGAGAACGAGAAGGCCATGCGGATCTGCCTGGCTATGATCGACGCCGCGGACGCGGTGCTGTTCCTGCCCGGCAGCTCCCGGAGCCGGGGCGCTTCTCTGGAGCACCGCTATTGCGAATATACCGGCAAGCCCTGGGCCCGTGGCATCAACGAATTAGAGGAGGCGCTGAAAAATGGCTCTTAAAATTACCATCGTAATCTGCGCGACGCTCGTGATCTTGTCACTGATATCAAAACTGGGAGGTGGAAAACGTGGATAATCCGATAAATGACCACAGCGCCAGAGCGCACGCTCTGCTGAGTGCATCCAGCTCGCACCGCTGGCTCAACTGCCCGCCGTCGGCCGTGGCCGCGGAGGCCTACGCCAACGAGGGAACCGAGTTCACCCGTGAGGGCACGCTGGCCCATGAGGTGGCGGAGCTCGTCGCCAGAGAACGGCAGGCCGGGCGCTACCCGACCATAGTCAACTACATCTGGCCAGAGGGCACAACAGCAGAGATGGTCGAGCACGCCCACGGCTACGCCGATTACATACAGGAGCAGATCAAGACCGACGGCGCCACGGTGCTGCTGGAGCAGCGCGTGGACTTCTCGACCTGGGTGCCGGACGGCTTCGGCACCGCGGACTGCATCATCGTGCAGGACAAGACGATCACCGTCATCGACTACAAGTACGGCCAGGGCGTCGCGGTGGACGCGAAGGAGAATACCCAGATGATGCTCTACGCGCTGGGCGCGCTCAACCTGCTGGGCGACCTGTTCGACATCGAGACCGTGGACATGCACATCTACCAGCCGCGCATCAACAACGTGAGCACCTGGAGCGCCTCGGCCGCGGATCTTCTCTACTGGGCGGACAAGACCGTCAAGCGGATCGCTGCCGACGCTGCCAAGGGCAAGGGCAAATACAAGGCGGGCGCCTGGTGTAAGTTCTGCCCGCACGCGGGCCGCTGCCGACAACTCACCAAGACCTGCACCGAGTACGTCGAGACGCACAGCCTGCGCGTACCTGTGCCGGTGCTGGCGCCGCACGAGGTGGCGGAGGTTCTGGAGATGGAGCCGCTCATTAGCCTATGGCTCAAGCGCGTCAAGGCGCAGGCCATGGACACGCTGCTCAGCGGCGGCGAGGTCCCGGGGTTCAAAGTGGTCGAGGGCAAGCTCGGCAACCGGAAGTGGACCGACGAGCTCAAGGTCGCCGAGGCGCTCGCGGCCGCGGGCTACGGCGCCGAGGACTACACCGAGACGAAGCTGCTCAGCCCTGCGGCCATGGACAAGAGCCTCGGCAAGAAGAAGGTCGCCGAGCTGCTGGAGGCGCTGATCGACCGCGCACCCGGCGCGCCGACGATCGTGCCCGCAAGTGACAAGCGCCCGCCGCTCGACCGAGTGGCCGAAGCAATAAAAGACTTTGAATAAAAAGGAGACTGAAAACAATGGCAAACACCAAAGTAGTGACCGGAAAGGTTCGTTTTTCCTACTGCAACATTTTCGAGGCAAAGGCGCCCAAGGGCGGCGGCGATCCGAAGTACAGCGTCACGCTGCTGATCCCCAAGAGCGACACCGCGACCCTGAACAAGATCAAGCAGGCCGTCGCCGACGCCCGCGAGGCGTTCTGCAGCCGCAACGGCGCCAACGCCCTGCCGGCCAAGCCCAACCACACGCTGCACGACGGCGACGGCATGCGCGACAGCGGGGAAGAGTTCGGCCCCGAATGCAAGGGCTGCTACGTCATCACCGTGAGCAGCAAGCAGAAGCCGATCATCGTCGACAACATGCGCAACGCGATCACGGACCCGCTTGAGGTCTATTCCGGCTGCTACGGCCGCGCGGCCATCAACTTCTTCGGCTACAGCAGCAACGGCAAGAAGGGAATCAGCGCCGGTCTTCTCAGCATCCAGAAGCTGCACGACGGCGACCCGCTCGGCGGCAACGTGGGCAGCGCGGACGACTTCGACGACGGCTACCGCGACGCAGAGGCCGACGATGACTTCCTCAACTAAGCGCCGGCTGCTCATCGATCTGGAGACGTACAGCAGCGCAGAGATCGGCAAGACTGGGGCCTTCAAGTACGTCGAGGCCCCAGACTTCGAGATCCTGCTGCTGGCCTACGCCTGGGACGATGGGCCGGTGCGAGTGCTGGATCTGCTCGACCCGAGCGGGCGCGACGAGCTGCCTGACATCGTGGCCGGCATCCTTGACCATGATACCGTGAAGGTCGCTCACAACAGCGCCTTCGAGCGTGCCTGCCTGACGCGCCACCTGGGCCATGACCTGCCGCCGGAGGAGTGGGAGGACACGATGATCCTGGCGGCCATGAACGGCCTACCGCTGAGCCTGGACGCAGCCGGCGCTGCGCTGGAGCTGCAGGACCAGAAGATCAAGGAAGGCACGGCGCTCATATCATACTTTTGCAAGCCGTGCAAGCCCACCATCGCCAACGGCGGCCGGACCCGCAACCTGCCGGAACACGCGCCGGACAAGTGGGAGCGCTTCAAGACCTACTGCAAGCGGGACGTCGAGGTCGAGCAGGCCATCTACCAGCGGCTGCGGAGCTTCCCTGTGACCGACTTCGAGCGGAAGGTCTGGGCGCTAGACGCGAGGATCAACGAGCGCGGCGTCATGATCGACACCGACCTGGTGGCGTCCGCCATCGCGGTGGACGAGGCATTCACGACCGAGCACATGGCCGAGATGCAGAAGCTCACCGGGCTGGAGAACCCGAACAGCGTGGCGCAGCTCAAGGACTGGCTGGAGACTGTCGGCATGAGCGTGGACAGCCTGAACAAGGCAACCGTCAAGGACCTGCAGGACCGCGCCACAGACGCCACGACGCGCCGTGTGCTGCAGCTTCGGCAGCAGCTGGGCAAGACATCCACCACCAAGTACGCCGCCATGCAGAGCGCTGTGTGCGCCGACAGGCGCGTCCGCGGGCTGCTGCAATACTATGGTGCTGGCAGGACCGGGCGCTGGGCGGGCCGTCTCGTGCAGGTGCAGAACCTGCCACAGAACCACCTCGACCAGATAGGCACCGTCCGCGAGCTTGTCAAGCAGCGAGACCTGGAGACCCTGGAGCTGGCGTTCGACAGTGTGCCGGACGTGCTCAGCCAGCTGATACGCACGGCCTTCGTGGCCAAGGAGGGGCACATCTTCCACGTCGCCGACTACTCCGCCATCGAGGCTCGCGTGATCGCGTATCTGGCAGGGGAGAAGTGGCGCATGGACGTGTTCCGCAACGGCGGCGACATATACTGCAGCTCCGCCTCGGCCATGTTCAAGGTTCCGGTCGTGAAGCACGGCGTCAACGGGCACCTGCGACAGAAGGGAAAGATCGCCGAGCTGGCCTGCGGCTACGGCGGCGGCGTCGGTGCGCTCAAGGCCTTCGGCGCGGACAAGATGGGGCTGACCGAGGAGGAGATGCAGGACATCGTCACGCAGTGGCGGGCCGCGTCTCCGACCATCCCAAAGTTCTGGCGAGACGTCGAGAGCGCGGCCATCCGCGCTATTAACAACCCCGGACGGACGGCCACGGTACCCTGCGGCGTCAAGTACCGCATGGACGACGACGCCCTGCGGTGCAAGCTGCCGAGCGGCCGCGTCCTGAGTTACTGGGGCGCAAAACTTGACACGGACGGCTCGATCTGCTTCATGGGCCAGAACCAGACCACCCGCAAGTGGGAAAAGACAAGCACATGGGGCGGCAAGCTGGTCGAGAACATCGTCCAGGCCTACGCCCGGGATTGTCTGGCCGTTGCCATGGTCCGCCTGGCGGCCGAGGGCTGGAAGATCTGCTTCCACGTCCACGACGAGGTCATCATCGAGGCGCCAATCGGGACCTCCTGGGAACAGGTGGCCGAGGTCATGGGTCGCCCGATTGACTGGGCCCCGGGGCTGCTGCTCCGAGGCGACGGCTACAGCACACCATTCTACATGAAGGATTGAGAGCAATGAATGACGACTTTTATAAAAAACTCCATGACGAGGTGGTGCTGACTGCTCCGACGGCGGCACTGCAGGACATGCTCTCGAAGGCGTGGCTGGAGGTGAAGCACCACAGCAACATCTGCGCCTCGATCAGCGGCGGGAGCGACAGCGACGTACTCATGGACTTGCTGGTGCGTCTGGATCCGTCTGGAGAAAAAACGCGGTTCATTTATTTCAATACCGGCATGGAGTACGACGCAGCCAAGCGGCACCTGCACGAGCTGGAGGAGAAATACGGCAGGACGATCGAGTGGGTGCCACCGGTACTTCCTATCCCTACCTGCTGCAAAAGGTACGGCGTGCCCTTCTGGTCCAAACGAATTAGCGAATACATCTACCGCCTGCAGCGCCACGGGTTCCAATGGGAGGACGAACCATTCGCCGCGCTGATTCAGAAGTACCCGCGCTGCCGGGCGGCTCTTCGGTGGTGGTGTAACGACTGGCCGAAAAAGGACAACGGCGCGGAATCAAATTTTAATATCGCGTATATTCCATATCTAAAGGAGTTCATGATGCAGCGCCCGCCGACGTTCAAGATCTCCGCGAAATGCTGCGAGAAGGCAAAGAAAGAACCCGCCGCAAAATTCCAAGCGGGCGAGGACTTCGACCTGATCTGCAACGGCGTCCGAAAAGCTGAGAAGGGCGCGAGGTCCGAAGCCTACAAGAGCTGCTTCACGCAGGTGACCGCGGGCCCGGACCAATACCGGCCGCTCTTTTGGCTCTCTGACGACGACAAAAAAGACTACAAGACAAACCGCGGCCTGAGAAATAGCGATTGCTATGAGGTCTGGGGCATGACACGCACAGGCTGCCCCGGCTGCCCGTATGGCAAGGACTTCGAGCAGGAGCTGGAGCTCATGCAGCGGTACGAGCCGAAATTCTACAAGGCCTGCCTGAACATCTTCGGCGCCTCCTATGATTACACCCGGGAGTACCTGGAGTTCAGAGAGAAAATGAAAGCCCAACGAAAGGACTGAGAGCCATGAAAGAAATAGACACCAACGCGCTGCTGGCGATCAAAGCCTACCGGCACCGACTGACGCCGCAGCAGTACCGAACACTCCGCGGCCAGGTGCTCGCAGGCGACGGTGACGGAGCCATGCGAGGGCTGCGCAAGCTGCTGAGGGCGGTGAGATCGTGAGGCTCAACTACATCGACTGCTGCGACTGCTTGGACGGCTTGCGGGAGGTCCCGGACCACAGCGTGGACTTGATCGTCACGGATCCGCCCTACTTCCTGAGCATGGGCCACGCCGGATGCAAGGGCACCGCGTTCGCCGTCAACAGCGACCAGGTGAACAGCAACCAGACTTTCGGCGACCTGTCCATTGCAAAGCCGTTTTACAAACAGCTTTTCCAGGAGTTCCGCCGAGTTTTGAAACCTGAGGGCGCCTTTTATTACTTCACAGACTGGCGCGGCTACGCATTTTATTTCCCAATCATCAACGCCGAGCTACCGGTTCGGAACCTTATTGTGTGGGATAAGCTGAGCGGCCCCGGCAGCTATTACACCTTCGCCCATGAACTGATTATCTTCGGCACGGCGGCGTCCAAGCTGCTGCACAAGGGAGGCACCAACGTCTGGCGAATCAAGGCGTTCTGTTCCGGAGCGAAAAGCACGGACGGCGAGAAGGTCCACCCGACCCAGAAACCCGTCGAGCTGATTAAAAAGATGATCGAGGACAGCACCGAGCCCGGCGCCGTCGTCCTGGATACGTTCATGGGCAGCGGCACTACGGCTGTGGCCTGTCTGAAATCCGGCCGGCAGTTCATCGGCTTCGAGCAAGATGAGAAATACCACGCGATCGCGCAGCAGCGGATCGCCGAGACCGTGGACGAGCTCATGAATGAATAAACAAAGGAGGGCGATCACATGAACGTCCAAAACGACAAAGCGCTGGACATCGCCCTGGGCAACAGCCGAAAGACAAAGACCTGGAAGAATAAGACCATCCGGTGGTCCGAGCTGCTGGACCGGCTGAGCACCGCCACCCGCACGCCGGAGACCATGGCCGAGTACAAGGCCATGACCCGCGACCAGCAGAGCCAGATCAAGGACGTGGGTGGCTTCGTCGGCGGCTATTGCAACAACGGCAGCCGGTCTGACATCCGCTTCCGCTCGATCCTCTGTCTGGACGCGGACTTTGCCGACGGCGACCTGTGGCCGGACTGGGAGCTGCTGTACGGCAACGCCGCGGCGATCTACTCGACGCATAAGCACACGACCGAGAAGCCGCGCTACCGGCTCGTAGTGCCGCTCGCGCGCAACGTGGACAGCGACGAGTACCAAGCCGTCGGCCGGCGCATCGCCGCCGGGCTGGGCATTGACAAATTCGACGACACGAGCTACCAGCCGCAGCGCATGATGTACTGGCCGTCGTGCAGCCAGGACGGGCCGTATGTATTCGAGCACACGGACGGTGCGTTCCTGGATCCCGACACGGTCCTGGCTACATACCACAACTGGCGCGACGTGTCAAGCTGGCCCATGAGCAGCCGCGTGGCCGAGGTCGTCCGAAAGACTGCGGCCAAGCAGAAGGACCCGCTGGAGAAGGGCGGCATCGTCGGCGCGTTTTGCCGGGCGTACACCATCCAGGAGGCCATCGCCGAGTATGTGCCCACCTACCGGGTCTGCGACGATCCCGGGCGCTATACCTACACCGAGGGCAGCACGGCCGCCGGCGTCGTGATCTACGACGACAAATTCAGCTACAGCCACCACGGCACAGACCCGGCCAGCGGGCAGCTCTGCAACGCCTGGGACCTCGTGCGGCTGCACCGCTTCGGCGAGCTGGACAGCGACTGCAACCCGGACACGCCGGCGAGCAGCCGGCCGAGCTACTGGGCCATGGCGCAGCTGGCCAGCGAGGACAAGCGCGTCAAGGCGCAGATCGTCGCCGACCGCATGACCGAGGCCACCGCAGACTTCGACGAGCCGGCCGAGGACGGCGAGGACTGGAAGGCCAAGCTCAAGATCACCGAGAAGGGCGCCATCGCCCAGACAATCGAGAACGTCGTCATCATCCTGCAGCACGACCCGCAGCTGGCCGGCCGGCTGGCGCTCAACGAGATGGAGCACAACATTGTCAGCTTGTCAAGTCTGCCCTGGAGGGCCACACGAGGCGCGAGCCAATGGACTGACGCGGACGACGCGGCGCTCCGCTACTACCTGGAGAGGACCTACGGCATCAACGGCAAGGACCGCATCTTCGACGCGGTGAACGTGGTGGCGCTGCAGAACAAGTTCCACCCGGTCCGGGAGTACCTGGACGGCTGCGCCTGGGACGGCGTGCCGCGCGTCGAGACGCTGCTGGTGGACTACCTGGGCGCCGAGGACACGGCCTACACCCGAGCCGTCACCCGGAAGGCGCTGGTGGCCGCTGTGGCCCGTATCTACAACCCCGGCTGCAAGTTCGATTATATGCTGACCCTCCGGGGCCGCCAGGGTCTCGGCAAGAGCGCCCTGATCGCCAAGCTGGGCGGCCGGTGGTTCTCCGACAGCTTCACCACGCTGCAAGGAAAGGACGCCTACGAGCAGGTGCTCGGCGTCTGGATCATGGAGGTGGGCGAGCTGGCCGGCATGCGGAAAGCCGAGGCCGAGACCATCAAGCTCTACATCTCGAAGCAGGTGGACCGCTTCCGCCCGGCCTACGGGCGCCGGCTGCAGGAGTTCCCGCGTCAGTGCATATTCATCGGCACCACGAACGAGACGCAGTTCCTGCGCGACGCAACCGGCAACCGTCGCTTCTGGGTGGTGGACACGCCGAACGAGCCCACGCGCAACCTCTGGGACGAGCTGACGCCGGAGACGGTCCGCTGCATCTGGGCCGAGGCCGTGGAGCTGTACCGAGCCGGTGAGGCGCTGTACCTGCCGCGAGAGCTGGAGGCAGCCGCCCGCGAGGTGCAGGAGACCTACGAGGAGGAGAACCCCCGCGCGGGCATCGTCCAGGACTACCTGGAGCGGCGCCTGCCGGCCGACTGGGACATCATGGACCTGCTGGCCCGCCGTCAATGGCTGGAGGGCACGCAGGAGGGCACGGTGCCGCGGACGACCGTCTGCACCATGGAGATCTGGGCGGAGGCTCTGGGCGGCAACCCGGACCGCCTGGACCGCTACGCCGGAAAAGAGATCCGCGAGATCATGGAGCGCATGCCCGGCTGGCGGCATAACGGAAACAAGCGCGCGACCATCCGGCCCTACGGCCGGCAGCGCTTCTACGAAAGGAGGCCGAACACATGACACAGCTGGAGCGCGACATCGAGCGGGCGCTCGTCGGCCTGGTCAAGAGCCACGGAGGCATGGCCTTGAAGTGGGTCTGCCCGGGCTGGGCCGGCGTGCCGGACCGGATCGTCCTGCTGCCCGGCGGCAAGATCATCTTCGTCGAGCTTAAGCGACCCAAGGGCGGCGAGGTCCGGAAGCTGCAGGAGTGGTGGCACACTAAGCTCCGCAGCCTGGGCTTCACCGTCTGGGTGATCAAGAACCGTAGCGACATCAACGCACTGGAGATCGTGATCTCGAAGCGCTGAACCATGCGAACAAAGGGGAGGAATTGGGGCATGAGTAAGATCATCTGCACCTGCGAGCAATGCGGCAAAACCTTCGAGCGGTGGCCGCATGAGGCAAAAGGCCGGACCTGGTGCAGCCAGTCTTGTCACATGAAAACCCTCAACGCCGAAATGAACCCAACCCGCCCGCACAGCGAAAAGCAACGCGAGGCGCTGCTGGACCGGGGCGAGGGCAAAACCTACCGAAAAGACCACGGCAGGCACGAGCACCGTGTCGTGGCTGAGAAGATCCTGGGCCGACCTCTGGAAGCCGGCGAAGTGGTCCACCATATCAATGGCGACTACCGAGACAACCGCCCGGAAAATCTGCAAATCCTACGGAGCCAAGCCGAACACGCGAGGCTCCACGCAGCAATGAGGAAGGAGGGGATCACATGAAATTCACGCCCTACAAGCACCAGCAGGCGGGCATCAGCTGGATAATAGAACGCCCGGCCTGCGCCCTGCTCTGGGGCATGGGTTAGGCACCGGGAAAACAGTCACGACGCTGACCGCCATCGACCGGCTGCTGTACGACGAAATGGAGGACGGGCCGGTCCTGGTGATCGCACCAAAGCGCGTGGCGGAGAACACCTGGAGCAAGGAGGCGGCAAAGTGGGAGCACCTGCAGCACCTCCGTGTGCGCAAGATCATGGGCATCGCCCGGCAGCGCCTGGAGGCGGTCTACAGCATTATCGAGGGACCGCCCGCCGACGTGTACGTCATCAACCGCGAGAACGTCGTCTGGCTGATCGACACGCTGGGCGATCGCTGGCCGTTCCCGATCGTCGTAATCGACGAGCTGAGCAGCTTCAAGTCCGCCGCGGCCAAGCGCTGGAGGGCGCTGCGCCGCGTGCGCGGCCGGATCCGTCGCATCATCGGTCTGACCGGCACGCCGCGGCCGAACGGCCTGGAGGACCTGTGGCCGGAGATCTACCTGCTGGACCAGGGCGAGCGCCTGGGCAAGACGCTGGGCGCCTTCCGGGCTCGCTACTTGCTGCCGGAGAAAATGAACGGCCACATCGTCTATAGCTACCGGCCGCGCGACGGCGCCGAGGCGGAGGTCTACGACCGCCTGGCTGACATCTGCATGAGCATCCGCAAGGAGGACGTGCTGAGCCTGCCGGGGCAGATCTACGAGGACATCGAGCTGGACGCCCCGCCGGAGCTGCTGCGGCAGTACAAGAAGTTCGAGCGGGACAAGGTGCTGGAGTGTCTGGACGCCGACGGCGAGATCGTGGCCGGCACTGCGGCGGCGCTCACCAACAAGCTGCTGCAGTTTGCCAACGGCGCGATCTACGACATGGACGGCCAGGTCCACCCGCTGCACGACATCAAGCTGGACGCCCTGGAGGAGCTCATCGAGGAGGCAGGCGGCGAGCCGGTGCTGGTGCTTTATGCCTACCAGCACGACGCGGACCGCATCCGGCAGCGGATCGCCTGCCGAGCTCTGGACAAGCCCGAGGACATTGACGCCTGGAACCGAGGCGAGATCCCGGTCGCGCTGGCCCACCCGGCCAGCATCGGCCACGGGCTCAACCTCCAGGACGGCGGGCACATCATCATCTGGTTCGGCCTGACCTGGAGCCTGGAGCTGTACCAGCAGGCCAACGAACGCCTGAACCGCCCCGGACAGCGCAGCGTGTGCCGAATTTACCACCTAATCCTCAAGGGCACGCACGACACCCGGGTGCTGCAGGCGCTCAGCAACAAAGACAAAGGCCAGGCCGCCGCCATCGAGGCGCTGCGCCTGGAGATCGTGAAGGAGGGCAAGGCATGACAGGATTTAAATTATTTTTAGTTCTGTGGACCGTGGCGGCATACGCCACGGTGTACCGCCTGATAAAAATGGAAAAAGCCGAGCGCGAGCTCGACGACTGGGAGGAGGGCGACGGAAGATGAGAATGATCGGATTGTGCGTCATCTGCGGCAAGGAGTTCGAGATCGGCCGCTACGACGGAAACCGCAAAACGTGCGGCCCTGAGTGCCATGCAGAGAACCGGCGCCGGCTGCAGAACGAAGCGTACCATCGCGGCGCACGGGAGCAAGCAGCGCGGAAAGCACGCGGTGAGACGGCTGCCAAAACGCTCGCGAAGGTCAACGCCGAGGCCCGGGCAGCCCATGTCAGCTATGGCCATTATGTGGCGATCATGAAGGACGCGGAGGCGCGGCGCCTTCGGCCGCATGAGATCGAGGCGAAGCTGAGGGGGTCCGCGCAATGGTAAAGGAGAAGCTGCGAGGCTATGGCGACCGCAGGCGCGAGCTGCGGCAGCTGGTGCGCATGCTGGCCGACCTGGAGGCGCGCATGACGGCACCGCGGATTCAGGTGCTCACCGGCATGCCCGGCAGCCCGTCGAAGGACCCGGACAAGCTGACCGACTTGGTGGCCCAGGCCGAGGAGCTGCGCGGCCGGTACCGCCGCTGCATCGAGGAGCTGACCGCCGCGCAGCTGGAGGTCGAGAAGCTCATCGAGACGCTGGGGCCACGCGAGCGGGAGATCTTCCGGCTGCGCTACATCGACGGCGCCAAGTGGGAGGACATCTGCGTGATCATGTCCTACAGCTGGCGCCAGGTCCACAGGGCGCACTCTGCGGCGCTTCAAAAACTGGAAAAACAGGAGGAAGAGAAAAATGCAGATTGATCTCATCAAAGCACCGACCGAGGCGGAATGGGCCCTCGTCAAGGCATGCACTCTGGTGACTGTCGGCAAGAAGGCCACGACGCCGCCGACCAGCGAGTGGAAGCATCGGATCCTCGAAGCGCGGCACAGCCCAATCCGCGAGCTGCGCTTCGTGTTCCGGCTGGAGGTGCCCTACTGGGTAGCCATGCACCTGGTCCGCCACCACGTCGGGTGTCAGCCCTACGTCCGCACGCAGCGCAACGACCGCCAGCGCGTCTACGATCGCACCAGCGCCCCGCAGGACGCGCCGGTGGATATGATCTGGTCCGTCAACGCCGAGGCGATGCAAGTGATCGCCAACAAGCGCCTGTGCCTCGCTGCTGCCGTCGAGACGCGCGCCGTCGTGCGGTCCATGTGCCAGCTGGCCATCGAGGCCTGCCCTGAGCTCGACGGGCTGCTGGTGCCCATGTGCGTCCACAACGGCGGCAAGTGCCACGAGTTCACGCCATGCGGCCAGCAGGACCTTCTGGTGCGCGGCAATGGGTTATAAAAAAGAAACGGCCCAGGGCGTCATACCCTGGGCCGTTTTTAGTCTCGGATCCACCCGACGTTCGGGCTGAAAAGATCGAAGGCGAGGAAAAATACAAGAACGGAAAAGAGGACCAGGCACGTCCAGAACAGACGATTGATCCACTTGTCCTTGTTTTGGATCTCCTTGTCCTTCTCGTCCATCGCGTCCTGCATAGGACGCACCGCGGAGACCCAGGCGTCGGCCATGTCGTCAACCGACGGATGATCGCTGCGCCGCGAAATGCCGACCAGCTCGTCCACGGAGCCGCCCATAGCCTTTACCATGTCGCACACGGCGCGGAAGGCCGGGTTATCTGTCTGGCCGCTGAGGATCTTGTTCACCGTGCTGAGCGGGACGCCGGAGCGGTCGGCAATCTCCTGTGCTGTTAGGTTCTTCCGGTTTTTAAGCTCCTTTAATTGATCGTGCAGCATTCCTTTCCCTTCCTATTTTCCATTTATGGTCAAGCTCTTACCACGCTGCCCGGGTTTGGCCATTGCAGCGCGGGGAGGTGCTTGCTATTGTTATTTCAGAAAAGGGGGAAACGACGTGGACAAACTTACATTTTTAAGAGCGCACGCTGTGGCGGCCGTCAAACTATGCGACGACGCGGATCTCCTCGACTTCGTGATCAAACTGCTGGCCGAGGAGCAGCGCCGCCGGAGAGGACCGGCCACCGAGCAACCGAGACCATTATGAACCCGTCCTCCGGCCCTTGTCAAGAGCCGCGGGCCGTTGACAGTGAGAAATTGCCGTAATAAAATGGGGCCAGCCACGGCAGCACCGGGCAGAAAGGGGAACATTATGAAAAAAGCGTTTTCCATCATCGCGCTGATCGTTGCGCTGTCAATGCTCGCAGCATGCGGATCCAGCAGCGCGGAACCTACACCAACGCCAGAGCCCACGCCAACAGCTACGCCGGAACCGACGCCAGAGCCCACGCCAACAGCTACACCAGAACCGACGCCGGAGCCGCTTCCGCATCTGGACTACGCAAACGCGGAGGCGTTCGAGGCGGCACTCAACGCCGGCGAGAACCTGACCGGAAAGACCGTCCGGTTCGTAGTGACCAAATTTATACCAAACTCGTTTTTTGGTTACAATCTGGTCGGCGGGCAGCACCTCAACTTCTGCTCACCGCACAACCCCGACGCCGAAGTCGGGCAGGAGCTGACCGTCGTCGTCCAGGACGTTGTCAGCACGATGGGGTCGTGGATCATCTCCTACGAGTTCACCGAGGCCGAAGCGGACGAAAACACAATAGCGTGAAAAAGGACCGGAGGCTGCGTGCTTCCGGTCCTTTATTTATTCCTGTCTGATCGCGGCCTCTACGGCGTCAATTATGAACCGCTGCAGCGACAGGCCGCGAGCCTCGGCAGCGTCCCGCCACCGGTCCTTCGTGCCCGGCGCCATTCGGATCTTCAACTCGTCCATTTTTGATAGGTATTTTTTTGCGGCCCTCTTCTGGGCGTCCGTATATTTTTCTGCCATTTCGGTCCTCCTTCTGCCAGCTGGTGTGTAGAGTTGCTCTTTAGCAACCAAGGTCATTATAGCATGATTTTTGTATATGGGTACATATACAAATTAACCAAACATTGCCTCGAATGTTTGGTGGTAAAGTCAATGGAAATATATGGGGACATATAGTATAATAACAACTGTCAAGAGGAAAGAAACCGCCCCCGGTGCTGAACCCACCGAGAGCGGAAAGAAAGGAGGCGGGACAATGTACACCGACTACGGCTACGAAGCTGACGGCATCGAGTACGCCACGGTGGACGAAGCCAGCGAGGACACCTAAACCAGCGCCCCGGCTGCCGGGCCCAAAGGCAGCCCCCTTCGGGGGTTTATATATCATATTTTTTCAGGTCTGTCAAGGACGGCCGACAGGCAGAAAGGGAATTGAAATGAAAAACTATCAGGTGTTTTACTGGATCAAGAAGAACAGCCACGAATACCTTGAACACATGTTTGTCAGCGCGGACAACGCCAAGGATGCTTGTCGAATCTGCAAGGAGCAGGTCAAGGAACAGACTGGGCGCAACGCCTTCCGGCCTACAACAAAAGCCCCCGACATTAGCCAGTACAAGAATCTTCCTTACTTTGTTGTGGACTGACAATTCAACCACGCCGAAGGGCGGCGGCTAAACCGCCCGGAAAGGACTACATCATGCTGAGAACCAAGAACACCGGCAAGCCCGTCGCGATCAAAACGTGGAAGCTCTACGGGGCCGTCTGGCCAGAGCGGATCGAGGTCGAGGGCGTCGAGTACAGCTTCGAGGGCTGGGGCGCGGAGCTGGACGACGACGGGCTCCTCCTTTATTACAAGGCCGAAAACGGCGAGGTCGCCACGATCAACAGCTGGCAGGCCAATCATGAGAAATGAAAGACAAACCGGGGCCGGCGGTCAAACCGGCCGGAAAGGAGAACAACATGACAACCGTGGATTATTTCAAGCTGAGAGCAATGGAGGCGGTTATGCAGTGCAACGCCGCGGACCTGCTCGACCTCGTGGCCAAGATCCTGTACCTGGAAGGAGCGAAAGCATGACAGACTTCTACAAGTTGCAAAACGACGCGATCCGGGCCGTCCTAAGCTGCTCCGACGAGCAGCAGCTCAGTAGGCTCATGCAGCCGGCGCATGTCATAGTAATCGGCGGGGAAGACCGGCCGAGAAACAGGTTCAAAATGTACCAAGGGTTTGGGAGGAAGGCGACTGCCGCCGAGTGGGCTCACATGCTGGGCCTGCCGAGGAACACCGTTTGGCGCTACCTGCAGAAGGGCTTCACACCAGAGGAGATCGCAGCATACCGGCACATCGAACTAATGAAATGAAAGGATGATAGGGGAACGAGACCGTCCGGCCTTGTTCCCTTTTTTGCCCTGTTTGGTTCCCTCCTGCGGGGTTTGGGTACGCCCGGTTTATAAAAACGCGCGCTTTACTGTCCTAAAGTTTGGCCACCTGGGTACACTTTTGGCCGGTCTTGTTCCCCTAACAAAAACCTGAAAACCATTGATAAATAAAGATTTTTTATAGTATGGCGGACAACTGTACCAAAGGGAACGATGATTTTGTGAAAGTGTCAGAATAGGCTGTACAGAGTAGTATAGGAGTATATGTACAGCCTATTTTAGGGGTATTGGGAAAAGTGCGTTCCACCTGGTACAGCTGTGCCACATATAAATTTTTTTATGTATTTTACACGAGCGGCATCATGGCATGGAATGGCACACAATAAGGTGGTATATTGATAGCATGAAGGACTGGGCAGAAGAGCTCGGTCCTTTTTTGTGCGCCGGCATAGGAGACACTGGCGTGGCGGGTGGGCGGGCGGGAACACACTGGAGGGATTGAATGGTTTATCATCCATGTCCACGCTGTGGGCGCCTGGTGCCCGTCGGCGTCTCCTACTGTGCAGCATGCAGGCCAGAGGCTGAGGCCCAGGCGGCTGAGGCCATAGAGCGCCGGCGTGCCTACAAGCAGCAGAAATATAACAAGACATACAACAAGAAGCGCGACCCCAAGTACCTGACCTTCTACCGGTCCAAGGACTGGAAGGCCCTGAGCCGCGCGTACCTGCAGGCGAAGGAGTACAAGTGCGAGGCGCAGCTGGAAGGCTGCAAGCATCTGGCCGTCGAGGTTCATCACAAGGATCCGATTCAGACCAGCACCGGATGGGACCGGCGCCTCGACTGGGACAACCTGGAGGCCGTGTGCGTGAGCTGTCACAACCGACGGCACAACAAGAGCGGCAAGGCTGAGCAGCCCGGGGTTATCGACCTGCGAACGATCGAACGATAACACCCCGCCCCCTGTGAATTTTTCCCCGTGAACTTTTTCAGTGGAAAATGGCAGGGGGCGGGTCAAAAAATAATTAACACATGGAAGATAACGGTCACAGAAGGCCTGTTTTGCAGCAAAAAGTCCCTACAATAAACAAAAATCGCTTATTAAGCTAAAAACCAAGGAGGACACGGACATGAGCACGATCAAAGTGAGCTGCACCGACCAGGTGCTGGCTATAACCGACAGCCCGGTGCTCGCGTCGGGCGGCGTCAATGAAAACTTTATAGAGTTCGACTTTTGCGAGCAGTGGGACGGCTTCGGCAAGACCTGCGTCTTTTTCCGCGAGCGCGGCGAGTGCTCGTACAGCATCCTGGACAGCTCCGACAAGTGCGTGATCCCGCCGGAGGCTACGGCCGGGGCGGGCCGCATGTACTTCGGCGTCGTCGGCGTGAACGAGACCGGCACGGTGCGCACCTCTGAGCTGCTGGGCTACCGCATCGTGGCCGGTGCCGTCACTGAGGTGCCCGACCCTACGCCGGCGCTGTACCAGCAGATCCTTGGCCAGCTCGCGGGGCTGCGCGAGGACGTCACGAACGCCGTCGAAAACGTGAACGGCATAGCGCAGCAGGCCGCAGCTGCTGCGACCGCTACGGCCACCGCAGCCGCGCAGCAAGCCAAGACCGCTGCAGCGTCCGTGACCAAGACCGCGCAGACCAGCGAGGCCTGGGCGATCGGAAAGCGCGGCGGCGTCGAGGTGCCGAGCTCTGACGAGACGTACCACAACAACGCGAAGTACTGGGCCGCACAGGCCGCAAACGCTGCCGGCGGCGGCGTCATGTCGTTCAACGGCCGCAGCGGGACCGTCGAGCCTACGGCCGGCGACTACACTGCAGACCAGGTCGGCGCGATACCGAGCACGGCGGGTGCGGTGGGCACAGCGAATCTCGGCGGCAAGGTCGTTACGGCGGAGAAGATCGCGGACAAGACGGTCGGCGCGGGTCAGCTCGCCGACAACATCCCCTACACCAAATTCGGGCTTGTAGCCGATCAGGTGCGGCGCATCTACACCGGGCCGATTGAGCCGACCGCCGACATCGGCGTGAACGGGAGCATCTATCTCATGTATTCGGAGTGAGGTGAGCTGAATGGCGTGGTCACAGACCGCTCCGACGCTGCCGTCGGGAAGCGCTTGGGAGCAGGAAAAAAGTATTTCGGGAGTCTCGAACCATTGGAGACTTACCGGAAAACTGTATATCGCACGACTGAATGGCGGGCAGTTTGCCATTAAAGCAGTGCTCACGAGCGACAATGGCGAATACGGCACATACTACCCTCCAAACAAATGGACGCTCCGGTGCGACATTGGCGGCGTTACCGGCACGGCGGACACGTCCTTCGACGTATCAAAAGGAACGACAACGTTCTATTTCGTCGGTGAAGCCGGAGAGGGCGTAACGATAACCGCAAAGGTCGGCGGCGTTTCCGCCGCGGTCGCCGTCCAAACCGCGACCTTTACCGCGCCTGCGTTGTTCGGCGCTACGGTTTACGTGAAAATTGGCGGCGTATGGAAGCCAGCACAGGTCAAGGTCAAGATCGGCGGCGTCTGGAAGGACGCCGTGGCAAAAATCAAGGTTGGAGGGACATGGAAATGAACGGTATAGACATTTCCCAGTGGCAGGGTGACATTGACCTGACACCATACAAAGACGGCTTTGTCATCCTCCGCGGGGGCTACGGCGTGCGCACCGTAGACCCATGGGCAGAGCGCAACATTGCCAAATGCGACGCGCTCGGTATCCCGTGGGGCGTCTACTGGTACAGCTATGCGCTGAACATGCAGACGGCCAAGCTGGAGGCTGAGCGGTGTCTGCGCTTCCTCAACGGTCGCAAGCCCCGCCTCGGCGTGTGGTTTGATATGGAGGACGCCGACGGCTACAAGATGCAGCACGGCTTCCCCTCGAACGCTACAATCACAGACATGTGCAAGACGTTCTGCCAGGCGATGAAGGACGCAGGGAACATGACCGGCGTGTACGCCAGCCTGAGCTGGTTCGGCACAAAAATCGGCGAGACCGGCTTCGACAAGTGGATCGCCGCCTGGGGCCAGAATGACGGGGTAAATTATCCCGATTTGAGCGGGCAGTGTGTCATGCACCAGTACCGTGGCGACCCGCTCGATCTTGACCTCATGCATGTGCCGCTGTCCTACTTCGACGGCGAGCCGCTGCCGGAGATATCGGACAAGACGGTGAACATCACGGCAATGGCGCGGGATGTCATCGACGCCAAGTGGGGCAACGGCGAGGAAAGAAAGCAGAAGCTCGGCGCGTGGTTTTATAACCAGGTACAGGCCGAGGTCAACCGGCTGCTGAAATAAACACAGAGAGGAGGACGACAGCATGGCAGGACCGCGCCAGCCGATAGAGCTGGTCATTGCAAACGGCAAGAAACACCTGACAAAGGAAGAGATCGCGACACGCCGGGCCCAGGAGGTCAAGCCCTGCACCGACGAGATCGTCGCGCCGTCCTTCTTGACGGCCAAACAAAAAAAACAGTTTGACACGATAGCGGGCCAGCTGCAGAAGATCGGGATCTTCGGGGAGACAGACTGCGACACCCTGGCCCGCTACTTGACAGCCCAGGACCTTTATGTCCTGACTGTGAAGGATCTCCGCTCGCTGCAGAAGCAGCGGCCGAAGAACGTCGACGCGGAGGAGCTGCTGACCTGGGCGACCATGCTGGACACGCTGGACAAGCGGTGCGACCGTTACTTCAAGCAGGCCCAGACCGCTGCGGCTGCGCTCGGCCTGACAATCAGCTCACGCTGCAAGCTGCAGGTGCCGGTCACCGAGGAGGAACCAAAGGTCAACAAGTTCGCCCGCTTCGGAAAGGCGGCGGGGGATGAATGAGAGACCGCTGCACCGAACACGCGCGGGCCGTCGTCGCCGGAGCGCCAGGGCACGGTGAGCTGCACAGGCTTGCCTGTCAGCGCCATCTGCGCGATCTGAGCCGGCAGCGTACCGAGGAGTTTCCATACTACTGGGACGCGGAAGCGTCCGAGCAGGTGCTCGCCTACGCGGAGACGCTGACGATCGCCGAGGGCGCCGAGCCCAAGCCGGTCCGGCTGACCGAGACCCAGGCCTTCGACATCGGCTGCACCTTTGGCTGGAAGAAGGTGGCCAACGACAAGCGGCGCTTTCGTCGCCGCTACAAGTCCATGGCCCGCCAGAACGGCAAGACCTTCGAGAACGGCATCCTGGGCACCTACATCGCCGGCTTCTCCGGCTATCGCCACGGCAAGCTGTTCACGGTCGGCACCAAGAAGCGGCAGGCGCGGCTGGCCTGGGAGGAGATGAGCAAGTTCGTCGGCATCGACCCGGACCTCGGCGAGCTGTTCCGCGTGAAGGACTACAAGAGCACCATCGAGGCCACGGAAACGCACTGCACGATCGAGGCCCTGAGCCGCGAGGCCGGTCTGGACGACGGCTTCCGCAGCATCTTCTCCAGCATCGACGAGCTGCACCAGCACAAGGATAATAAAATTTATAAAGCAATATACAACGGCACCAGGTCCCTCCCGGAGACGCTTGTCAGCATGATCACCACGCGAGGCGATCAGCTGAACAGCTTCTGCAAGGAGATGGACGACTATGCCGTCAAGGTCCTGCGCGGGCTCACAACCGCGGAGGATTTTTTTATCGACATCTATTGCCTCGACCCCGGCGACGACATCTGGGACGAGGCCAACTGGATCAAGGCCAACCCGTTCCTGTGCCTGGACGAGGAGCGCATGGAGACGCTGCGGCAGGACGCACAGACGGCCCGAGACATGGGCGGTAGTGAGCTGCGCGACTTCTTGACCAAGTGCCTCAACATGTGGGTGAAAAACACGGACGACCAGTTCATCGACCCGGAGGCGTGGAAAGCCTGCGGATCCGACCGGAGCCTGGCCGACATCGTGGCCGCCGGGAACCGCGACTGCTGGGTCGGGCTCGACTTGTCCAGCGGTGGAGACCTGACCACGCTGACCCTGGAGTTTCCGATCGGCGAGAAGTACTACCTCTACAGCCACAGCTTCATGCCGCGCGGCCGCCTGGACGAGCACGTCGAGACGGACCTGGCGCCGTATGACCTATGGGAAGCCGCCGGCTTGATCACCGTCACCGGCGGGTCCACGGACTTCATGAACGACTACAAATTCATCGTGTCGCATTTGGCCGAGATCCGCGACCACTTCGGGCTCAACTTCCTGGGCATCGGCGTCGACCCGCACAACGCGGCCGGCATCATGCAGGACCTGGAGGCGCTCGGCTGCCCGGTCGTGACGATCACGCAGTCGGCCCGCAGCCTGAACGACGCCACCGTGGCCGTGCAGCTGCTGACAAAAGGCCAGCGGCTGGAATATGACCGGACCAACGAGCTGCTGACCTGGTCCATGGTCAACGCCGCGATCGTGAGGAACAGCTTCGAGGAGATCAAGGTGGACAAGAAACCGGGCGCACGTTTCAAGCGCATCGACCCGGTGGACGCCCTGATCGACGCCCACGCGCTCATGCTGATAACCAACGGCGGCGAGACCACCGTGGACGTGGACGGCGAGCTGGACAACTACCTCGCCCTCATGGGCTGGAAGTAAAAAGGAGAGGAGCAAACAATGGGATTTTTTGACCGCCTGCGCAGCCGCCGCAGGAAAAGCGCGGACACGTCCGAGCAGATGACGCTCGACCAGCTGCTCAACTGGCTCGGCGTGCATGGCGTCGCCAACAGTGAGCTGAGTGAGGCCACCTACTTCGCCTGCATCAAGGTGCTGAGCGAGAGCATCGGCAAGCTGCCGCTGCGGCTCATGCAGGCCACCCCGGATCGCGGCGTCACGCCGGCCCGTGGCCACCGCTACTACCGGACGCTGAACGAGCGGCCCAACCGCTTCATGAGCGCCAGCGTGTTCTGGACTTATATGGAATACTGCCGCAACCACTTCGGCAACGCCTACGCGCTGATCGACGAGAGCGACAGAGAGCACCCACAGCTGTGGCCGCTGGATCCGCGCAGCATGCAGGTCTGGTACGACGACGCCAGGCAGCTGAGTGATCTGCCGGACGTCTACTACGTCTACAGCACCGCCGCCGGCACCATTACATACGGCAGCGAGGAGATCCTGCACTTCAAGAGCCACCAGACGCTCGACGGCCTGGTCGGCGTGTCCGTGCGCGAGCAGCTGGCCAGCACCATCCAGGGCAACATCAAGGCCCAGAAGATGGTGAACAAGATGTACGACAGCGGCATGACTGCCAAGGCCGTGCTGCAGTACACCGGAAACCTGAAAGACGCCAGCGTCGAGCAGCTGACCAAGGGCATCGAGTCCTACGCCAAGGGCGAGCTCAAGAGCAAAGGCATCGAGAACATCATACCCATGCCCATCGGCATGACGCTGACGCCGCTCAGCCTCAAGTTGGCCGACAGTCAGTTCCTGGAGGTCAAGCAGTACAGCGCCCTCCAGATCGCCGCCGCCTTCGGCGTGAAGCCCAACCAGGTCGGCGACTATTCCAAGAGCAGCTACGCCAACGCCGAAGCGCAGCAGCTGAGCTTCCTGGTGGACACGCTGCTCTTTAACATTAAGCAGTACGAGGAGGAGCTCCAGTGGAAGCTCCTGCTCGACGGCGAGGCCGCGGCCGGCTTTGTGACCAAGTTCAACACCAGCGTGCTGCTGAGAGCTGACCAGCAGACCCAGATCAACACGCTGAGCGCGGCCGTGTCCAACTTCCTCATGACACCGAACGAAGCCCGTGAGCGCCTCGACCTGCCGCACAAGGAAGGCGGGGACAACCTCCTGGGCAACGGTGCAGCGATCCCGGTGCAGTTCACCGGGGCGCAATATACGCAGGCTGCGGTGCCTGCGGCCACAACGACGAGAGAGGAGGACAAAGCATGGATAAAAACCGCGATAACCGAGGCCCTGAGCGAGATCCTGCCGGGCTGATCTACAAGGCTGCGGCACTGGAGGCCCAGGAGGTCACGGAGGCCGAGCTGCGGGCGATCAACAAGTACACCCTGGAGCCGCTGGCAGCTGAGGACGTGTTCACCTTCTCCGCTGTCCTGTGCGACAACGAGGTGGACCGCCAGCACGAGCACTTCACCGTCAAGGCGCTGAAAGAGCTGCAGAAGCTCTTCATCGGCAAGACCGTCATCAAGGACCACTACGCCAGCGCCGACAACCAGGTGGCCCGCATCTACGCCACGGAGCTCGTGGCGTCGGACAAGACAGTCACCAAGAGCGGCGAGGCCTATGTGCAGCTCAAGGCGCACGCCTACATGGTGCGAACCGAGAGCAACAAGGACCTGATCACCGAGATCAAGGCCGGCATCAAGAAGGAAGGCAGCGTCGGCTTCCGCGCGTCGTCCGCGATCTGCAGCATCTGCGGCACGGATAACGCCAAGACCTACTGCCGTCACTGGCCGGGTAAGACCTACGACAAGGAAGGCGGCCCGACGGTCTGCACCTTCAAGCTGGACGGCGCCACTGACGCCTACGAGTTCAGTCTGGTGGCCGTTCCCGCGCAGCGTGCCGCCGGCGTGTCTAAGAGCTACACCGGCGAGGTCATGTACGAGCCGAACGATGAGCCCGACCCAGCACCGGACACGAAAGCCACCGAGCTGGCGCTCCGCGCCCGTCTCGTGGAGATCAAAAACAAAATCAAAATTTGAGAGGAGACCAAAACATGAACAAGAAAATGCGAGAGCTGCAGGCCCAGATCCTGGAGCTGACTGCGTCCGCCAAGTCCTTCATGGAGGGCGAGACCAAGGACCTCGGCAAGGCCGAGGAGATCATGAACCAGATCGACGAGCTGCAGAAGGAGTTCGACCTGGAGGAGCGCATGGCCAAGGCCGGCAAGGGCCAGGTGCCTGCCGACCCCAAGCCCGCCGGCGCCGCTGACGGCTTCAAGGCCATGGCCAAGATCGTGGCCGGCAAGCCGCTCGACGAGAACGAGAAGGCGCTCATTTCCGGCACCGACGCCGCGAGCGGCGAGAACTACCTCGTGCCTGACGACGTCCGCGCCGAGATCAACGAGCTGCGCAAGACCTACGTCTCCGCCAAGGACCTCGTGACCGTCGAGACGACTGATTCTCTGGCTGGTTCCGTCAACTACGAGAGCGGCACGCCCGCCGGCCTGACCGCGTTCGATGACGGCGACGCCATCACCGAGGAGACCAACCCGACCTTCGTGAAGAAGACGTTCACGATCGGCTGGTTCGGCAAGCTGATCCCCGTGTCCCGCATCCTGCTGGGCGCTGAGAAGGCCGGCCTCATGGGCTACCTGAACCGCTGGTTCGTCAAGAACGCCGTTCTGTCCGAGAACGCGGCGATCTTCACCAAGCTCAAGGCGGGGTACGCCAGCGGCGCGCCTAAGGCGATCGTTGGCTGGAAGGCCCTCAAGAAGTCCATCACCGTGGACCTCGATCCCAGCTGCCTGCTTGACGGCGTGATCATCACCAACCAGAGCGGCTTCGCCTGCCTGGACGCCGAGGAGGACAACGATGGTCGCCCGGTGCTTCAGCCGAACCCGGCCAACCCGACGCAGAAGCTCTTCCAGGGCCTGCCCATTCGCGTGTTCCCTGACGCCCAGCTGGCCAACATCGACACCACGCACTTCCCGCTGATTTACGGCAGCACGAAGGCCGGCTGCACGTTCGTCGAGCACAAGAACCTGGAGTTCACGCTGGACGGTTCTTACCTGTTCAACAAGAACCAGAATTGCCTCCGCGTGATCGAGGGCTTCGACACCATGAGCACCGACACGTCGGCGTACATCTACGCCAAGTTCTCCGCGACGCCGGCGCAGACGACTGGGTCCTGATCCGGATTAAAGGCCGGGCGGTGAGAACCCGCCCGGCTGACTAATTGAGAGGAGTTAAAGCAAAAGTGCTCCTACAAAGGGGCGTGCAGCGTAAGCCCCTACACATTGACCATGACAGCAACCGGATAAAGGAGAAAAGCCAACACAACGGCTAAGGAGGAGACCAATGCCGACAGTGACAAAGGACGAAGCCCTGCTGTATATCGGCGTCGATTATTCTGACAAGGTGGTGGACGCGAACGCGACCCGCGCGCTGGCCTCGGCATGGCAGACTGTGCTGGGCGCCGTGGGCGAGGACGTTGACACCTACCTGCCGAACGACCCGCGCGTGAAGGAGCTGACGCTCATTTACTTCGAGGACCTTTACAACGAGCGCGGCCAGAACGCCAAAGTCTCCGGCGCTACGCGGCGCCTGGTGGCCGGCATGGAGCTGCAGCTCCGGCTGGAGCTTGCAACGGCCAAAGCCAAGGCGGTGACGACATGAGCTACATCCCGGTGACGATTCAGCGCCTGGACCCAGAGAGCGAGCAGTGGGCGGACCTGCTCAAGCTGCACGCGATCAAGGTCAACAAGACTGGAGGCAGCGAGAGCTTCAACGCCAGCGCCGATCAGTACCACCCGACGCTGACCTTCACGTTCCAGTGGTGCAAGGCCCTGGAGGACGTGGCATACAACACGCAGCAGCACCGTCTGGTCTACCGCGGGCACACGTTCAACATCCAGGACTACGACGACTACATGGAGCAGCATCGGACGGTCAAGCTGGTGGGTGAAGCCTATGGCGCGTGATAACATCCGGGTCACGGTGGACGAGCTCGACACGGCCGTGCAGCAGACGCTCACGATCTGGCACCAGGAGGTCAACGACGCGATCGACGCCGCGAGCAAGCAGGCCGCGGACGATCTGGTCAAGATCACCAAGCAGACCGCGCCGGTCGGACACCGTGGCAGCTTCAAGAAGCACATCGCCAGCAAGGAGGTCACCAAAAGCCGAGGCGCGAACCGCGGCAAGACCTACGCCTGGTATGTTAAGCCGCCGGACCACCGGCTGACGCACCTGCTGGTGCATGGGCACGCCAAGAAGAACGGCGGCCGGACCCGGGCCAACCCGTTCCTGGCGAACGCCATGCAGCAGGTGCTGCCCGAATATGAGAACAAAATCAAGGAGGCGATCAGCCGTGGGCGTGATTGATATCTTGACCGCGTCCGGCGTGCAGTTCCGGGAGACCAGGTTCACACGCCCGCCCGCTGGCACTTATGCCGTCTATATGGACGACGTGGGCGCGGACGGTCCGGACGACATGAACCGGGTTTTTTCCCACGACATCACGGTGGAGCTGTACTCGCCGACCCCGGACGCCGAAGCAGAGGCCGCCGTCGAGGCGGCCATCGACGCCGCGGGGCTGCACTGGACCAAGCAGGCACGCTACTGGATCCAGGAGGAGCAGCTCTACCAAGTAATCTATGAATTTACCTACTACACCAAAAGGAGGACATAAATATGGCAAAGCGTGATAAAGACACCATTACCCTCGGCTCCGGCAAGATCTACCTGCAGGCGTTTTCCGAAAGCATGCCCACCGTGGACACCCTCTGCGTAGACGACAACCTGCTGGGCTACATCAAGGGCGGGGCGTCTCTGGAGTACACCCAGGAGACCTACGAGGAAAAGGACGACCTGGGCATCGTGTCCAAGATCATCACCACCAGCGAGGAGGCAATCCTCAAGTGCGGCCTGCTGACCTGGAACGGCAAGACGCTCCAGAAGCTGATCGACCGCTGCGGCAGCACCGAGGCCGCTGGCAAGCGCACCACCAAGATCGGCGGCTCCGGCAACGCGCAGGGCGGCTACTACGCCATCTGCTTCAAGCACGAGGACCCGACCGACGGCAACCTGTGGATCCTGATCAAGGGCAAGAACACCGCCGGCGCGACGCTGACCTTTGCGTCCGATTCTGGCACCGTGATCGAGCCGGAGTTCAAGGCCCTGCCGCATGACGACGACGGCACTCTGGTCGAGCTGATCGAGGAGATCCCCGCGGCCTAATCCCGTGAGCGGGACCGCTTACTGGTCCCGCTCTTTTCTTTTTTAAGGAGGCAAAAACATGGCGAAGAATCTGGACTTTAACAGCGTGCAGCGCCCGACGCTGGTGCTGACAATGAAGGACGCGGAAAAGACTAAAATCCGCGTGAGCACGCCGACGGAGGCTCTGATTGAGGAAATGCAGGCTGTTACCGCTGAGCTGGGCGAGGTTGTCAAGACCGGAGACGGCGCGAGCATCAAGGCCGTGTTCGACCTGGCCGCGCGCCTGATCTGCTGCAACCGTGACGGCATTCGAGTGACCGCGGAGCAGCTGCGCGATGACTACAACATCGACCTGGAGGATCTGGTGATCTTCTTCTCTGCGTACATCGACTTCGTCGAGGAGATCAGCCGCGCAAAAAACTAAAAGTCCCGTACTATCCCATGGCGGACAGTACGGGCGGGCATGAATACACGACCACCTCATGGTGGAAGCGGCTCGTCTCGGAGTATACGGGCCTGAACTTTTTGCAGGTCGGGGAGCTCGACTATCTCCAGTTCCTGACCTGGCGCCGTGACGCCTTCATCGACCGCCTGAATCAAACCGAAGCGGGGCGGGAATATCTCAACAACGCTTGGCGACTGGAGCAGACCGAACCCGACCGGGCGAAGCTGCGCCGCAAGCTGGGCTCGGAAGGAGGGGCCGGCAATGGCCGCTAACATCAAAGGCCTGACCGTCGAGATCGGTGGCGACACCACTAAACTGGGCAAGGCCCTGGAAAATGTAAATAAAAAATCCCGCGATTTGTCCGGCGAGCTCGGTCAGATCAATCGCCTGCTCAAGCTGGACCCCGGCAACACGGACTTGCTGGCGCAGAAGCAGCAGGTCTTGGGCGAAGCAATCGCCAACACCCGCAGCAAGCTGGACACGCTGAAAGAGGCCGAGAAGCAGGTCCAGGCGCAGTTCGAGCGCGGCGAGGTCTCTGAGGAGCAGTACCGCGCCCTGCAGCGCGAGATTGTGGCGACTGAGCAGAAGCTCCAGGGTTACGAAAACGCAGCACAGGAGACCGAGGACGCGCTCAGGGGCGTCAACAAAGAGACCAAGGAGGCGAAGAAGTCCTCCGGCGAGCTCGGCGACAAGCTCGGCAAGGTAGCGGTCGCAGGCTTCAAGGCTGTGGCGGCTGCTGCGACGGCGGCCATCGGCGCGCTGGTGGCGAGCGCGGAGAGCACCCGCGAGTACCGCGTCGCCATGGGCAAGCTGGAGACGGCCTTCACGACCTCCGGGTTCAGCGCCGAGGCTGCGACCGGAGCATATAAAGAGCTCCAGGGCGTCTTGGGCGATAGCGACCAGGCCGTCGAGGCAGCCAACCACCTGGCCCAGCTGACAGACAACGAGCAGGACCTCGCAACCTGGACCGGCGACATCCTGCCGGGCGTGTTTGCCACTTTTGGCGACAGTCTGCCGATCGAGGGCCTGACTGAGGCGGCCAATGAGACCGCCAAAGTCGGACAGGTCACTGGCCCGCTCGCCGACGCACTCAACTGGGCGGGCGTCTCTGAGGATGAGTTCAACGAAAGCCTGGCCAAGTGCAGCACCGAGCAGGAGCGCCAGGCGCTGATCACCGAGACCCTGGCCGGTCTGTACGGCGAGGCCGCGGAGGCCTACAAAGAGACCAACGCCGAGGTTATCCGTGCAAACCAGGCGAACGAGGAGTGGACCGCATCCATGGCGGAGATCGGCGGAGCGATTGAGCCAATCTTGACCGACGTCAAGATGATGGGCGCCGCGCTGCTGTCCGATCTCGTCCCCGGCGTGAAACAGCTGGCCCAGGCCTTCCGCGATCTCCTGAACGGAGACGCAGGCGCGGCCGGCGCAATCGGCGAGGCTCTGTCCGGAATCCTGACGCAGCTGCTCGACCTGGTGGTGCAGCTGGCGCCGACGCTCATCACCGTGGCGGTCTCGCTGCTTACCACGCTGACCACCACGCTGATCTCGCGCCTGCCGGACTTGCTGAGCACGCTGGCCGAGATCATCGTCAACGTCGTCACGGCACTGTCTGAATCTATGCCGCAGATTATCGCCGCCGTCGTGGCCATCGTGCCGCAGCTGATCACCACGCTGGTGGGGTTCGTTCCTGAGCTCCTGCAGGCGGCTGTGACGCTGTTCATGGCGATCGTGCAGGCGCTGCCGGAGGTCATCACTGCACTGATCGACGCGCTGCCCACGGTCGTCAACGCGATTATTACCGCGCTGCTCGATTCTATCCCGATTCTCATCGACGCGGCTGTGCAGCTGCTCATGGCGATCGTGCAGGCAATCCCGCAAATACTGGGGGCCATATCCGAAAATCTGCCGTTAATCATCGACACGCTGATCAACGGCCTAATTTCCTATATTCCCATAATGATCGAGGGAGCCGTCCAGCTGCTCATGGCGATCGTGCAAGCAATCCCGACCATTGTAGTGGCGCTGGCGAAGAACCTGCCGCGGATTCTGAAAGCCGTAATCGACGGCCTGAAAAAGTTGCCGACCGAGCTGTGGAACAAGGTCCTGAATCCGGCCATCAACAAGGTCGTCGAATGGGCGGGTAGCATCGTCGCCAAGGCCAAAGAAGCCGCCGGCAACTTCCTGACGCGTGTCTCCGAGACACTCGCTCAGCTGCCGGGTAAAATTGGGGAGCTGCTGACCACTGCCTTGAACAACGTGGCGACCTGGGGCTCCAATATGGTGAGCAAGGCTCGCACGGCTGCATCGAACACGTTTAATGCTATCGTGAACGGGCTGAGCAGCCTGCCGAGCCGGATCAGAAGCATCGGCTCCAACCTGGTCAGAGGCCTGTGGAACGGCATCAACGACAAGTTCCAGTGGCTGGTCAATAAAATAAGCAGCTTTACGAATTCAGTGCTCGGAAAAATTAAGAGCTTCTTCGGCGTGGAATCGCCATCGAAGAAAACCGCGGAGATCGGCCGCTACCTGAGCGAAGGCCTGGCCGTCGGCATCGACGACGCGGTGGACGCGCCGGTCAACGCTATGCGCAGCCTGTCTGGAGACGTGCTGGACGCGGCCGCTGACGGGCTCAACGGCCTGACACTCGACCGCCAGCTCAACGCGACCTTCGGGACGCAAGCCGGCACGGCCGCCGGCGGCGATGGGCTCATGGCTAAGCTGGACAAAATCCTGACCGCGATCGAAGCGGGGCAGGTGCTGGCCATCGACGGCGACACGCTGGTGGGCGCAACGGCCGCCCGCTACGACCGCGCACTCGGTCAGCGCCGAGCGCTGGCAGCAAGGGGGGCAATCTGATGATCAAGCGCAAAATCCTTTTCGGAGACTACGACACCGCGTCGGATGGGCGGCTCACGCTGACCGGCTGGACGCTGACCGCGCCGGTGTACAAGTCCAACTTCGTGGCAGTGCCAGGCCGCGACGGCGACCTGGACCTGACCACGGCCCTCACCGAGGGGGAACCGCGTTACAGTAACCGCACGCTGACCGCGACCTTCGAGAGCAGCGAGGGTACCCGACTGGACCGGCAGGAGATCTTCGACGACCTGCTGGCCCGACTGGACGGCCGCCGCGTGAACATCGTCCTGCCGGACTATGAGGACTTTTACCTGGACGGCAGAGCACATGTTGCGATCAGCTACAACGACCCGGTCCACGGTGCTCTGACCGTGACGGCCAACTGCCTGCCGTGGCGCTTCGCCGTCAACGAGACGGTGCAGACGCTGACCGCATCGAGCACGGCGCGGCAGGTCATCCTCCGCAACTACGGCCGCCGGGTCGCGATCCCGACGGTGACCGTTGCCGGGTCCGTGTCGCTCAGCTTCGGCAGCCGAACGTGGAGCCTGTCCGACGGGACCTACACCCTGCCGGAGCTGGCTCTGCGGCCGGGAGCGAACACAATCAGTTATAGCGGCAGCGGCACCGTGACCATCCGATACAGGGAGGCGATCCTGTGATCCAAATCTACACGGACGGCGTGCTCACCTTCGACAGCAGGCTGGAGGAGTACAACCTCCTCGGCCTGTCTGTTCAGCTGGGGCTCAACAAGGGCGGCACCGCCAAGATCATCATGCCGCCGGAGCATCCCGCCTACAGCAGCTTCACAAGCTACAAGAGCATCGTCGAAATCCGCCGAGACGCGGAGCTGCTGTTCCGCGGCCGCGCGCTAAGCCCGGCGGATGACTTTTATAACCGCCGGACGATAACCTGCGAGGGCGAGCTGTGCTTCTTCCGGGACAGTGTCATGCGGCCCTATCTCTACCAGGACGACCCTGCCTCCATTTTCACCGCGCTGGTGACCAACCACAACGCACAGGTGGATGAGGCCAAGCGCTTCGTCGTCGGCACGATCACCGTCACCGATCCGAACGACTACATCCGACTGGAGAGCGAGAAGGCCGAACAGACCAGCGACACACTCAACACCCTGCTGGAGCGCTGCGGCGGCTATATCGTGTTCACCACGAACAGCTCCGGGCAGCGCGTGGTGAATTGGTACAAGTCGCTCGGCTATCGCAGCACGCAGCTGATCGAGTTCGGCGAGAATCTGCTGGACTTCGCCCGGACCGAGAGCAACGCCGACCTGGCCACGGCCATCCTGCCGTATGGCGCAGCGGATGACACCGGCACACGCGTGACGATCAAGAGCGTCAACGGCGGCGTCGATTACGTCCAGGACGAGCAGGCCGTCGCGCTGCGGGGTTTTATCATGCAGCCGGTGTACTGGGACGACGTGACTGAGCCAGCCAACCTGCTGACCAAGGCGCAGCAGTATCTGGCCAGCAGCAAGCAAATCCTCACGTCGCTGAGCCTGTCCGCCGTTGACCTGTCCCTGGTTGACGCGAATCTCGACCAGTTCCAGATCGGCGACGACATCCACGTCGTGAGCAAACCGCACAGCGTGGACGCCTGGTTCCAACTCACGCAGCTGGACCTCGACCTGCTGAACCCGGAGAAGGACAAGGTCACCCTGGGTAGTACGGTCGCCAGCCTGACCGGCGCCACCGTGGACAGCGCCAGAGGCTTGCAGAGCTCCGTCGTCTCGACGGTGCGGCAGACCATGAGCGGCTACGACGCGGACACCACCGCAGCCATCCAGGCGGCCGTCGCGTCCATGACGTCGCTGATCAACCAGACGCGTGACGAGATCCAGCTCATGGTCGAGGAGAAATACGCCACGGGCGACGAGGTGACCGGCGCGATCTCGACGCAGATCACGCAGCTGAGCGATAGCATAACCTTCCAGTTCAATCAGCTGAGCAGCGCCATCGACGGAAACGACGCGGAGGCCCGCCGGCAGTTCACAGAGCTGCGGCAGTATATCCGCTTCGAAGCCGGCAACATCATCCTCGGCGAGGCCGGGAACGAGATCACGCTGCGCATCGAGAACGACCGCGTGAGCTTCCTGGACGCCGGCGCTGAGGTGGCATATTTCAGCGACAAGCAGCTGCACGTCCTGGACGGCCGGTTCCTCAATTCGCTGCGCATCGGAGCCTTCGCCTGGATCCCGCGCGCGAACGGCAACCTATCACTCGTAAAGGTGGGAGATTAACATGGCACTGATTGGATCCTTCACTGGGTCAATTTTAGACGGCAACTACACCCTGCGGGTGAGCTGGTCCGCCACCCAGAACGTCGCCGCGAACACGTCGCGCATCCTCTGCGACCTGTTTCTGGTGCAGGCCAGCAGCTGGGACTTGAACATCGCGGGCCGGGCTGACAATTCCGTGACGGTCAACGGCTCGCGCTACGTCTGGCCCTCCGCGGCCATCAACAGCAGCGGTGGAACGACGACCAAGCTGGCAACCATCACGACCAGCGACATCGCGCACAATTCCGACGGTACCAAGACTGTGACGATCTCCGCCACGTTCAACATCCGCGCGACGATATCTGGCACCTATTACGAAAGCATCACAGCGTCGGCCAGCATCACGCTGGACCGAATCGCCCGAGCTACGCAGCCGGGGCTGAGCGCTTCCGCCGCGGACATGGGCGCCAGCATCACGATCAGCCTGCCGCGGGCGGACGACAACTTCACGCACGACCTTGCCTACAGCTTCGCCGGCGGGGCTTATGTGAGCATTGCCACCGGTGTCGGGACGTCCCAGTCCTGGACCGTGCCGGACGTGGCCAGCAGCATCCCGAACGCTGCAAGCGGCACGCTGACCGTCCGCGCAATCACCAAGAGCCGCAGTACCACAATCGGCACCAAGTACGCCGTCATGACAGCCAGGGTGCCGGCCGGCGTGCTGCCGACCGTCGGCACGGTGAGCGCGGTCGAGGCGACGGCCGGTCTGGCCTCTCGCTTCGGGGCGTTCGTCCAGAACAAGTCCGCCCTCAACGTGTCGATCAGCGGCACAGGCGCCAAGGGGAGCACCATCAAGGAGTACCAGGCGACGCTGCTCGGCAAGGCCTACAGCGGCTCGTCGTGGACGTCCGACGTGCTGAGCAGCAGCGGCACCTTGTCCGTCAAAGTCAAGGACAGCCGCGGCCGCTGGAGCGCGGCGAAGAACGTCTCGATCACGGTGCTGCCCTACAGCCCGCCGGCCATTAGCGCCTTCCGCGTCTACCGTGTCGACACGGCAGGCAACGCGGCGGAGGACGGCGAGCGCCTGGCGGTGGTGTACAAGTACAGCGTGGCCAGTCTGGACAGCAAGAACACCGCCAACATGAAGCTCGAGTATAAACGATCGACGGCCACGACCTGGGCGCAGCTGCTGACCGGATCCGCGCTCTCTGAGGACACTACGGTCAAGCCTGCCACAGCTTTCTCGACCGACTACCGCTTCGACGTGCGCATCACCGTGACCGACTACTTCGGAGCCTCGGCGACCTACCAGGCGACGCTGCCATCCGGAGCCGTAATCCTCGACCTGCGGGCCGACGGTACTGGTATCGCCTTCGGCAAGACGGCGGAGCGCAGCGGCGTCGACTTCGGCTTCGACCCCAAGGGGCGAGTGCTCGGCCTGGGCGCTGCCTCGGAGGCAATCGAAAGCGGCGCGGACCTGAACGAATACAAGCGCATCGGTGTCTACAGCATCCGCAGCAACGTCGTCGCGGCCGGTGTGATTAACATACCGCTGGCGACGGCCGGAACCCTCCGCGTGTTCAACGCCACGGGCGTCGGCACGGACGCGGAGAACGCAGCGACCGATGAGTGGGTGTACCTCATGCAGGAGTTTTACGCCCTGGAAGCAACGCGCCCGGTGTATCGCCGCACGCTGTCCAAAAATGGCGCAGCCGGGTGGAGTTACGGCGCGTGGGTGGTAACGCCCACCATGCTCAGTGTGTACCCGATCGGGTCAATTTACCTGAGCGTGAACAGCGTCAACCCCGGCGAGCTTTTCGGCGGGACGTGGGAGCGAATCCAGGACGTGTTCCTGCTGGCTTCGGGCAATACTTACGACGCGGGCAGCACCGGCGGCGAACGGGAGCACAAGCTGACGGTCAACGAAATGCCAAGCCACCAGCACACACTCGCCAACGGCAACGCTGCCGGCCCGACCTATGACTGGACCCCCGCGGCCGTGCAGCTGAACGGGGAGAACGGCTGGACATGGAACGCGAATACTCACCCGGTCGGCGGCGGGGCGGCGCACAACAATATGCCGCCGTACCTGGCCGTGTACGTCTGGAAACGGACGGCATAAAAACAAGAATAAACGGAGGGACAAACGAGTGAGCGGAACACTGACTAGCCTGTTCGGCGGCGCGATGGGCGCCGCGATCGTGGCCGGAGTGTTCGGCCTGATCATGTGGGCGCTTAACCGCAGGACGAGCCGACACGACAAAGCCGCGCAGCAGACCGAGGGCCTCACCTGCGGGTTGCGCATCCTGCTGTATGACAGGATCAAGCACCTCGCGCGGGCTTACATCCGGCGGGAATCCATCACCGCCGAGGAGCTGGAAGACCTGATTATCATGCACGAGATCTACCACACGCAGCTCGGAGGCAATGGTTTTTTAGACAAGGTAATGCAGCAGGTCACCGACCTGCCAATTAAAAATTGAAAGGAGCACAAAACAATGACGAACATCATCATCGAGAACCTGGTGAACATCGCGGCCACTCTCTTGCTCACGCTGATCGGCGTGCTGGGCGCCTGGCTGACCGTGCAGATCAACAAGCGGGCGGAGCTGAAAAGCATCGGCGCCGCTATGGACGAGGTGATCTCGCTGGCAGGCCAGACCGTACTGGAGCTGCAGCAGCAGCTGGTGGAAGGTCTCAAGGCCGCACACGAGGACGGCAAGCTGACCAAGGAAGAGATCACAGCCCTGCGCGCGGCTCTTATTACTAGGACCAAGGAAAAGATGAGCGCGCCGGCGGAGAAGGTCCTGACCGCGGCTGGCGTGGACATCGAGGCGCTGATCAAGGGCGCCGGTGAGGCGTGGATCGCCCAGATCAAACAGAAATAATTTTTTAGCGAAAGAGGCACCTCACGGCGGGGTGCCTCTTTTTTTTATTTCAAGTATGTGCTATAATACCTCCGCGCTTTTTGATAAAGCCGTAAACCGCGCCGCGGCGTGGGTTTGCACATGTACATCATGCGGAAGCGTGCGAACTTGCATACGCATGATGTACATATGGGCATAAATTAAAACCGCAGCTTTACGCTCACAGTAAATGGGTTATATCCTACTCGTCGTTTTTTGTCTGTCCCGAAGCTCTGGGAGCCGGTGTACTCTATACGCTCGACGATAGCCTTCAATACTCTATTTTTGTCTCGTGGCGTGGCGTCCGGGTCGCGTAGCGCAGCAATGGCATC